TCGATACCTAGCTCCTTCTCTTCAAGGTCTCTAGTTCTCTTCTCTGGCGTGTCCACACCAGCAACTCTAACTCTTTCTTTTTTATAAAGGTCAAAACCGAGATCGATAGTAACATCGATTGTGTCTCCGTCCAACACTCTATCTATACTTGTCACTCGGAAATTGTAACAACTCTTCCGACTTGGTGGAATCATAGCGCCCATAATCGATCTCCTTTGAATCTACTGCTTCAACTAATCCAACAATAGTTATAAGGGCAGTAATGATAGCACCTGCACCCCATACCCATCTTTCAAGTTTGCGAACACGATCACGGAGTTCCTCCGCCATCTTCTCAGCATCCTCAATCCTGTGTGTTAGCAGTGCTATCAATTGGTCCTGATCTGCGTCCTTCTGGTTGATTTGATCCGCCATCGTTCAATTCATCAAAAGCCATACGCATTATATAGACGATACAATAACTAACACCTGCTAAAAGTATTATCAAGCACCAGATAATACTCCAAGTTATATCATTTACATCATGTAGAGGTCTTAAAACCAGGTTCATTAACAATCACTAATCATGGAGTTGACCTGTGACCCAGCAGCAGAACCAACATTCTGTCCTAAAAGATTAACCCATCCTGCAGCCAACCATCCAATATAAGGAATATTCATGACAGCAGGTGCCAAGAGACCTGTGCTAATCGCGGTTCCTGCCATTGCACCTTGTGACCGTGCTCCAGCGTCCGCCACGATGCACTCTACGTCTTTTACATTTGACTTTCCCTCGCCGTCCAGCGTTGCGGCACCTCCCAAGTTCCTGATGCCCTCCATGGTATATTGATCACTTCTCCATTCTGCTCTTTGCTCAGTCCCTCCACCAAACAACCCCCTCTTTTCTTTGTCAAGATTAAGAGATCTCTGAGACTCTAAAACAGCAGGATCATTTGCTTTATATTCTATTGTATATCCCTCTTTTCCTGCTGTAATCTTATATGAGGTATAGGGACCAGATGGGATGTTAATAGTAGGAACCTCAGCAATACTCGGTTCAGGTGGGCGTCTCATCAGATGTCCCATGACACCGATGTGTGCAACGGCAACAATGCCACCAATACTAATAGCAGCCCACTTGATACGAGACATGATTACCTCTTAGGTTCAACAGCAGATACAACAGGGGGTTCATCATCCTTTTTCTTAGTTGCTGCTTTACTGTTACCACCACCTGCTTTAGCAGGACTGAGGCCAAAGGCAGCTAAAGAACCGGAGAACACCGATGCGATGAAGGTTGGGTCAAAGTCAAGAATCTTTTGACCGTTTGGAAGTCTAACGTAACTGAACGTGAGGAGAGAGGCAGACCAAATAAGTACTACGACTTTCACCAGATTACCAAGGACTTCACTTCTATCTTCATTATGGTCTTCCTTCTCTACTTTGGGCTTGGTGTCTGCCATCAGTAGAGTAGCAAGGCAGTTTTATTTAGGGATCAAGGATTTCTACTGTGAGATTTGTTTTTTTGATTGAGTTGAACTTTTGACAAAGGGCTTCACTTGATTCGTGTTCCCATTTGTGATACGCACTTTTTAAGTTTTGGATGTATTCTGTACCACCTAGTCCGATCATCTCGTCGGCAACGATGGTTTTAATCAACACATCCCTAGTTAAATGTGTCATATTTGAATGCTTGTTTCCAACAATAAACTCAACATAGCAAAGCTGAAGTGAGTTGTCAAAGAGTTTATCTTGGGTGGTTTACCCCTATGGGTTTTATTATTTAGACAGATAACCATTTTCTACCAACCACTCACGGGTCATAGGTGTGGGGTCATAATCAGTCCACATCGTCCCTGCAGCACAGGACTTGAGAGCTTTCATTGTCATTTCCTCAGTCTTGCCTGCCCAGGTTGCTTCTTTCTCCCAGGGTATAGCAGCAGGTTGGAATGCATATGCTCTCCGTGCCATCTCTTGCCAGATCATAGGCACATCTTCCTCTGGTTTAATGATAGCAATCATATTATTCTTGATGGTGCCTGCCATGCAGTCCTGAGCAGCGTGCCATCCTTCATGACGCATCACACTCATCAGTGTGCCAGGACGTTTCATGAACGTTTTGTTCAAGAAAAAGTTGTTACCGACAGTATGATATACACCACGGTGTCCTACAGGAAAATACTTCTCATCAGCTAGAAACACCCCAACTCCGACCTGCTTAAGAGAGACGAGCATTGAGTTGAACTCGTCAGCAATAATACTATAATCAATATTGGGATAAGTATCAGCAACAGTTGTGATACTTTCGATAGATTGAACTCCATCAGTACACTCTTTAAGTAACATGCACCCCATAGAATGATTGGTGTAATAATCATCCTTTGTGATAGGGTCAGCAAAAACTGGAGAAGCAATAAATGCTGCTGCCAGCACCATCATAAGTTTTTTCATATCAGAAAGGAATAGCGGGACCAGTGGTATTGGGAAGTTCAGGCATAGCAGCATCTAGCATACCAGGAAGCACCTTTTGAATCGCCAGTGTCGCTGCTTCAGTGATGTTTTCAGTGACTTGCTGAGCGATGGCATCTTTACGCCAGTAGACGTATCCAGATGTCGCTAGAATAGATGTTGTCCCCAAGAATGATAGGACTGCTAATACATTAATTACCTTTTGCATGATAGTATGCCTCGTAGTATTTTGTTATACCATTACAGTTTACGTTTCCTTGTGATACCCAATCATGAGCACACTCGTATATAGACTGATTGGCATACTTTGATTTACGAGTACTATCAAGTTCAACACCAAACTTTGAGAGAAGAATCGTCAATGCCTGCTGGCGAAGTTTCATCTTCTCGTCACTATAGCGCCAATCATCGTTCATGGAAGTTCTCCGATCCTCCTTGGAAGTTTTCGGATCCACCAATGGGATCGAGTTGTAGAGTGGTAGCACCACTCTTGGTTGCCAAATCATACATCTCTTGATGGATGTTAGGGGACTCATTAGTGTCCTGATATTCGGGGAGCAACCACCACCCATCTTGAAAATCATCATTGATGTGTTCGTATTCTTTCTGCTTCTCGGTAATCGCTGGAGTAGCGCAACCATAAGGAGAAGCGAACCATTCATCAACTGGATTGAGAACAGGGGCAGGAACACCTACATATGATTTCTCCTGGTCGCCATCAAACTTACTACAATCTACAGTGTTATCATCAATAGCACACTCGATATCATCGTCTGTGATTTTTTGAGAGAAGAGTTTGTCAATAAGTTTTTTGATCATGTCTGCCAGTGGTAGTGGTAGAAGTTGCCCTTATTATGACACATCGGGTCTTCAGATGCAACCCTATATTTGAGTTGACTCTGACCTTTAAAGTCAGTGCGATCCCCTATGATGGAATAAGCAGCAAGCAGGTTTGCTTGTCCCTGTGGGGACTTAAGTCTATTTACAACGTTAGGATTTGCTACCGGACGCCATTTGCTGAAACCCTCATATTGTCCAGGAGAATACACAACGTCAGCAACTGTGTTAGGAAACTTAGATGATCTCACACGATTGAGAACAGAGACTGCCACACAATACTCATCCATGGTTCCCTTGGCTGCTTCTACTTGGATGGTCCTGGCAAGATGCTCATAGTCCATGGCACTGAGTGCCAGAATAGTTGCAAGCATAAAAATAGGGAGCATTGACTGACTCCCTATCTTAGTGTATTTTGTTTTTCTTGTCAAGGGGTGGGCACGTATACAGGGGTCATCAACCCACTGTCTGGTCCGTTGTCATCATCATCCACGTCCTCACTCAATAGGGCGGCAAATATAAACCCTCCTATGAGAGACGCTGAAATGATTAACACGTCGTTCACCATACACCTGGGATAATCTGACCTGTGGTGGCATAAGATCCCATTGCAGCGATCACACCGATCATTGCTGCCCAGCCATTGATACGTTCTGCTTTTTCATTCATTTTCCTTTTCCTCTAAAGTTTTGTTAGTAATGATGATTCGTTGACCATCATGTGTGAACTGAAGTTCGTCGTCAGGATGCCAAAGTAACTCTTCGTACAAGTCGTCGAGTTTTTGTACATCTTTCCATAGAGCGTTGGGGTCAGGCATGATGTGCTTTCAAGTCTGGATTGGGAACTGACTTAGTTAGGTCCCTACGAGACTGGTTCTTAATAATAATGAATGCATCTTTGTTGTATTTGCGAGTCCCCTTTACGGGTGCCCACTTAGTGCCAGCACCTTCAATCTCATAGACTGATGTGCCGCCAATCTCAACATCGACTTCATCACCATACTCCCAACCGAGTTTCTCAAGTGCAATAGCGAGTTCACCAAGCATTTTGCCTGGATACCTTACACTATCGTCCATGACATGTTCCTCTGGTTCAAGGTTTCCGTTCATCAGTAAAGCTCATCCTCTTTTTCAGTTTCAGCGACTACATCGCTGGTGGGATAAGACACACAGAGAAGTGCGAATCCCGCTTCGATTTGATCATCATCAAGGAATGACTGATCACTTTGATCAATAGTTCCACTGACAATCTTACCAGCACATGAAGAACATGCACCTGCACGGCAAGAGTATGGAAGATCAATTCCCTGCTCTTCAGCAGCGTCCAAGATGTATTGATCATCAGCGACTGTGATCTGATTCTCAGTGCCGTCAGGAGAGCGGAGAGTAACGTTAAAATCCATTAATAAGTTTCAGCGAGTTGTTCTACAGAATATGCCAACAAAACAAAGAAGGCAATACTCGTTATTGTAAATAAAGTTGAAGTCATTGTCAACCCCCTAGTTCAAGGTAAAACTTGGTTTGATCACTTGGAGTGTTCTCATAGATGGATGAGTCACCATATGTTTTGTGGTCCTTATATCCCACCATACGACCCTTAGTATTCTGCAGTGCAGGCATAAAGGCAATGAGGAAGAATACGGCTGGAGCTCCGACGATAAGCGCACCAGCGATGACATAATAAGTAAGAAGTTCAATCATCAGAACCCGAACGCTCCAAAGAAAAATACACTACCACTGAAAGTATAAGAGACAACAGCAGCAACAAATCCAAGCATAGCAGTACGTCCATTCAGTTTTTCTGCTCGCTCAGCATAGGTTTCATATCCATAACGCTCAGCGTCAGTCTTTGAAATGTACATTCGTGGTTCACGGGCAAACAGATTTTGCTGTCCGCGCTCATTGGTTGTTACAGTCATTTACTTAATGTGACAAATCTTTACATATTATATAGTAAAAAAGCACCCCTGTCAAGAGGTGCTGTGTAGTGATTTATACTTATTCAGAAAGTTTTTTCTCCAAACTCTCATATTTGCGAATGAGTTGCATGTGTTCATTCTCTAAATCTTCAAGTCGATATTGGATTCTTTCTACTAGTTCGTACAAATTCTTACATTCAGAAATGTTCTCCTCACCTCTATCAGTCTCCTGATAAAACCATTCCAACATCTTCTGTACTTTCTTCTTCATTGTAGAAATCCCTTAATGCTTGATCTAAGGCATCTTCAGGGTTAGTCATTGTCTGCCTCATGTGATATTCTCTCACATTGT